ATCTTACGGAATGGTTGAAATCACTTCGGCGCAATGCTCGCGCGGTGATCTCGTCGTGCACGACACGGGGCGGGGAGACGCAATTGGGATTCAGCTCGGGAACTGCTCGGCTTTCGTAGGACGCGACGGACTGATCTTCGCCCCGGTGGCGACGCTCAACGGTGCGCGGTGCTGGCGAATCTAAAACATGGCCGAAACAGTCGCAATCTGGCTCATCACAACATTCGCCGCAGCGAATACGGCAGGAGTCGTAGTCGTCAGCATGGCGGCACTCCAAGCGGTCACTGCTGTCGTCTCGTTTATCGGCGTCATGGCCGCATCAATGGCCGCGTCTAAACTGCTCGCGCCGAAGATGCCGAGTTTCGCCGACTCGTCGCTCGCCGAACGCTCGCAAATGGTGCGCTCGCCGATTGCCTCTCGCCAAATTATTTACGGCACGGCGAAGGTCTCGGGCGTCGTCGTTTACATTTCAACGACCGGAACCAAGAACGAATACCTGCACCTCGTCGTTGCAATGGCGGGTCACGAGGTCGAAGAAATCGGCAACGTTTACTTCGGCGACGAACTCGCGCTCACCGGCTCCGGTTCATCGGCGACAGGCCGCTTCGCCGGAAAAGCCGAGATTTACAAGAAACTCGGTGGCGATACGCAGACCGTCGAGACGAACTTACAGGCCGCGACCGCATCGCTGACCGATGGCAAATGGACGAGCGCGCACCGGCTGCGCGGCATCGCTTACATTTACGTGCGCCTGACGTGGGACACCGAGGTCTTCGCCAACGGCATTCCAAACATCTCGGCAATTGTGAAGGGTAAGAAGGTTTACGACCCGCGCACGACGAATACGGTTTGGAGCGCGAACGCTGCGCTCTGCCTTCGCGACTACCTTACGAGCAGCGCAGGCATGGGGATGGACTCGGCCGAGATTGACGACACCGCAGTGCAAGCTGCTGCGAACATTTGCGAGGAACAGGTGCAGGTGCTACCACTCTCCCCGACGACCTACGAAAACCGCTACGATTGCAACGGCGTGCTCTCGACGAGCGAAACACCCGACGCAAACATCGGAAAACTGCTTTCTGCGATGGGCGGTCTGATCGCGTATTCGGGCGGCAAGGTCGTGATTTACGCAGCGAACTACCGAATCCCGACTGTTACGCTTACCGAAAAGCATTTCGCTGGCGGCATGAACGTGCAGACGCGCACGAGCGCGCGCGACCGCGTGAATGCCGTGAAGGGCGTTTACGTTTCCGAGGCGAATCAATGGCAGGTCTCGGACTTTCCCTCGATTGCGCCGTCGGCGTATTACACCGCGGACAATAACACGCGCTACTGGCGCGACGTAGTGCTCCCGTTTACGACCTCCTCGTCGTGCGCGCAGCGTCTCGCGGTGATCGAACTGCGCCGCGCCCGTGAAGAAATCACGTTCTCGGCTCGCTTCCGCCTAGAGGCCATGCAGGTCCGCGCGGGCGATACCGTGATGATTACCAACGCCAAGCTGGGATGGTCAGCGAAGGTGTTCGAGGTGATGGAGTGGCATTTCGTGACCGATGGAAACCCACCGCAGCTCGGCGTTGACATGACGCTGCGCGAGACTGCATCGAGCGTTTATGACTGGACCGTTTCGGACGAGGTCGCGGTCGCTGACTCGCCGAATACGACGCTGCCGAACCCTTACGCAATTGACGCGCCTACGAATCTCACGCTGACGGCAAACGGCACGACGCAATTGATTCAAGCCGACGGCACGGCGCTCCCGCGCATCCTCGTCTCGTGGAGCGCGCCAGCCGAGGAGTTTATTCAATCGGGCGGCACGGTCGGTATCGAATACAAGGAGAGCACGTCGACAACGTATCTTACTTGGTCGCGTGTTCCCGGCGACACGACGCGCGATTACATTTCTTCGGACGTGAAGATCGGATTGACCTACGACGTGCGCATTTTCGGGGAATCGTATTTCAAGGTTTCGACGAGTTATCTGAGCGCGACCACGGGCGTCTCAAAAGACACGACGCCTCCGGCAGTTCCGACCGGACTCACGGCGAGCATCGGCACTGGAAAGGCAGTGTCGCTCGACTGGAACGACAACACCGAGCCGGACTTTTCGGAATACGGCGTTTATCGGCTCACGTCCGCAGTAACCGCTTCGGCCCAGAAAATCGCCGAGACGCGCGCGAGTCGGTTTATTGACACCGAAGTCACGCTCGGGACGACTTACTTTTACTGGGTCAGCGCCTACGATTCTGTCGAGAATCAATCTGCGCTTTGTGGATACGTGAGCGCCACGCCGGTCGCGATCACCGCCGGTTCCGCAGACTCTACTGCGCCGAGCACTCCTTCGGCTCCGACGTTCATCAGCTCCACGGTTTATCTTTCAACCGACGGCACGAGCTTCGCGCGAATTTCGCTCACGGCTCCTCCGCTTCCAACTGGAGCGGTCGCGCTTGACGTGCTGTATCGCCGCACCGGCGCGAGCGATTGGGTTGTCGGCAATCAAATCGCGTCGTCGGTGTCCTACGCGGTGTCAATTGACGATCTGACCGTTGGCGAATCCTACCAGTTCGCCGCGCGCGGTATTTCGTTCTCGGGTAAGATCTCGGCGCTATCGACCGCGCTGAGTCAGAGCGCGCCGAGCAATACGACGCCGCCGGATCCGCCCACCTCGGTGACGTATATCGCAGGAAATTCCACCGCGTTTGAGCGCCCTCCCGAAATGATTGGAGGCGCGGTCGCGTTTTCCGTTCGCGTAAACTGGACTCCGCCGGCGACCAAAAGCGTTCTCAGTTACGAGGCGGTTCTCACGAGCGTTGACACTGACGCCGCGGCAAACACGGAATACGCCAACGGAAATTTCTTCCGGCAGTCTATTCCAGAGGAAATCTTTTCCGACGTCTCGCTGTTCACCGCATACATTCGGGTCCGATCAGTTGATCGAACCGGACTGAAAAGCGCGTGGGCAGGCGGAGGTGTAAACCTTAACTCACCCACCATCTATTGGGGAATCCCTGGCCCAACGCTGATGCGTCAAAACGCAAGCAGCGTCGCGATCACCGGAGGCACCGCAACCTTAACCTCAGTAACAATCAGCGGCGGGTCTGCAACGCTAGAAACCGCCCGCGCCGCCTCGCTCATCGTCGCTCCCGCAGACGCTTCGAACCCGCGCGCGCAGCTCGCGCTTTACGCGGGCAGCCACGTGAAAAACATGACGGCGGGGACGCCAACTGATACGCTAGACGTGGACATCACGAACCGCGGTTTCACGGCAAAACCCGACTGGGGCATTATTCAGATTTACGACACGAAATACCTCGGCATGTATGATTTCGACACGGGGTCGAGCATCACCAACGCGCGCTTCGTTCTCTTCTCAGTGGACGGCGGGAACCTCTCAACGGGCTTTCGCCGCTATCATTTCATCCTCGGCAAATACACCTGACGCGCTCGACGTATTACCGCAGCGGATACGATTATGGGCCGCGCAATTACACCCTTGCCACCGCTGCCGCAATCCGCTCCGCTCGCAGCACCATGCGGCGGCGAGGGCTGAGGCCAACCGCAAGCCCGCGAGCGGATTCACCGTTTCGCGGGCTTTCTTTTGCCTAGATTCCGCATTCGTCGCCAACATTTGATTCGTTTTAACTGACGCAACTGCAACGACTTACAAAAGCAGCAGAACAAAATCCGCATTTGAGCTTTAAGCAGGATGGTCGTTGGTGTTGAGTGTGCACGTCGGAGGGAATTAACCCCGAGACAAAAAACCAAAAAATGAAACTCACGCTCACCACGAATCACGCTGCCAGCTCCTACGGTATTCCTGTATTGATCGACGAAAACAAAAACGCCTTCGGCCCCGCCGATGCGCTGCCGACGGGCGAGCTGGCTCGCGATTTCGTAGCCCGTAAGATTCGCGCTGCGGGCGAAGAACTTCGCGACGAGAGTCTCGATCCGCTCGACTTGCTCAACGAGACTGCATTTGAGCGCGCGTTTTTAAGTGTGAAGTCTTGAGATGCAATCAAGCTCGCCTCCAAATGAAAGCACTCGCAATTTTTATCGCGCTCACTGCCACCGCTCACTCAGCGCCCCCCGATTCCTTCTTCCGCGCGCTCCACGTCGTGGAGACCAGCGGCAAGCGCGGCGCAATCCTCGGCGACAACGGCCGCGCGCTCGGGCCGCTCCAGATTCACCGAGCCTATCACGCCGACGCACGCATCGGCGGCGATTACGCGCGGTGCGCTGATCTGGACTACTCCAAGCGCGTCGTGGCCGCCTACCTCCAACGCTACGCGCCGCAGGCATGGGCCGCAGGCGATGTGACTACCCTTGCCCGCATTCACAACGGCGGGCCGCGCGGTGCGAGCAAGCCGGCGACGATCAACTACGGCGCCAAGGTCGCGCGCCTTACCAAATAATTTCGGGGCATCCGCTCCAAAACAACAACAACACACAATGAACAACGACGACAACGAAATGATCGCGTGCGCGCAAACTCTGCGCGCCGCAGTGAACAACGAGACGGAGGTGACGGTTACGCGCCGAGTGGCTATCAGCAACTACAACGCGGCGCCGGTCCATGACTGGTGCATCTACAAGGGCGACGACCGAAGCCGCGAGCTGGCGAGGCTCAAGGAATCCGCCGCAAAGCTCGGCCTGCAACTCGTGGAGGCGCAGCCATGAGCCGACCACGAACGGTCGAAACCGAGCAGATTCTCCGCAATCTCCTCTCCGGTCTGACGCCGAAAGAAATCGCATTCAGCCTCGGGCGCGCACCCTGCACAGTATCTAAAACCGCGTGGAACCACGGCATTCGTAAGCAATACGTTACCGAGTCCGAGTTCCGACAAATCCTCAGCCAGCGCAAAACAACATGACCGAACAACTCAAACTCATCCACGCGGAACTCGTCCGCATTCGCGAGGCTCTCGAAGCGCGCCCCTACGCAGCCGGCGCACCGGCCGCAAAGCCTGCATCGAGCTTCGCGAAGACTGACGAGGTGCCGATGCCGACCGAGGTGATCCCGAACGCGGGCGACGTGCAGGTGCATTTCGGCAAAAACAAAGGCGTGGCGCTCTCCAGTCTCGGCGACCGCTCCGTCGCATGGTATGCGCAAGAACCGGAACCGCGGCTCGACAGCAGCGGCAAACCGTTTCCGCCGCGTGCCGAGGACGTGCAGCTTCGCAACGCAGCGCGGACGCTGATTCATCAAAAGCGCGGGACTCTCACGGGTGCCGCAGTTCAACCGCCGAAGGCATCCGTCACGGTCGCAAGCGTGGATGACGAGAATGTTCCATTCTGAAAAAAGAAACCCGCGACGGCAACGACACCGCGCGGGAACCCACAAATCACCCTTAGACAAACAACAGCAACATGAATAGCGAAGACGTTAAAACCAACACCGCAACCGTAACCGCCGTGATCGAGACGCCGAAAAGCGTGACGACTCCAGCCCAAATCAAAAGCCCGATCAACTTCGGTGCTCAAGGCGTAAAGCTCGCCAGCCTCGAAGATGCGTTTCGACTGGCTAACGCAATCGTTGCCAGCGGCTTCGCTCCGCGCGGCATGGAAAAGCCTGAGTCCGTTCTCGTGGCGATTCAGCTCGGAGCAGAGCTTGGCCTCACGCCGATGGCCGCGCTCCAGAACACGGCAGTCATCAATGGCCGGCCAGCGATCTACGGTGACGCCGCCCTCGCTCTGGTTCGCGCTTCCGGTCTGCTCGAATCCTTCGCCGAGGAGGAGGTGGGCGAGGCCGGCAAGGATTCGTTTGGCATCAAGGTAACCGCTACACGCCGCGACGGCTCGAAGGGCTCCGAGACATTTACGGTGGCCGACGCCAAGGCCGCGAAACTCTGGGGTAAGTCCGGCCCTTGGACCGACTACCCGCGGCGGATGCTCAAGTTTCGCGCCCGCGGCTTCGTCCTCCGCGACGTGTTCGGCGACGTGCTCAAGGGACTCCGCACCGTCGAGGAGGTCCGCGACTTTCCCGACGAGCGCAACGTCACGCCACTTTCGGAAAAAGTGAGCGGTGGGCTGACCGCCGCGCTGACGAACGGAGGTGCCGCATGAACGTGCCGATCAAGGACGGAGGGGCGGCGTTTCCGGTTATGTATGTCACCGAAGGCATGACCCTCCGCGACTACTTCGCTGGGCAGGTGTTGTCGCAACTCGCGCATGATTTCTGCACGTGCGACCCATTACACTACAAAGTCGTCGTATTTCGATCCTACGAACTTGCAGACCTCATGATCGCCGAGCGCAACAATCAACCCAACGAAACCAAATGAACGCCGGAGAAATCAAAAACGCCGCGGTAATCAACAACGCGACCGAACAGTTCCGCGGTTTGCTCGAAACGCACTTCGTGGCCATCGCACGCGCCGCCGAGGAGAGCTTCATCGAAGACGAATCGCAGTCCGAGCCGAAGGCCAAGGCGACGTTCTCGGTTGAGTGGGACGCGCTGTCGCTCTCGCCGAAGGTCTCGGTCAAGATCGGCTGGAGCGTGCGGTTCAAGGATGAAAGCGAAGCGATGGTGGATCCGCTCCAGCAGAAGCTCGACATCGTGGAGGGCGACAAATGAACATTGAAACCAACGAGCAATACCACGCGAACGACGCGATCTCGCACAGCAAGCTGGAGCTATTCCGGCGCCGGCCGATCTCCTATTACCGCCGATTCGTCGGCAAGACGCTCGCGCGCCCCGAGGCGACGGAGGCATTCCGCATCGGCTCCGCTGCTCACTGCGCGATTCTCGAACCGGACACATTCTACGCGCGGTATGCAATGCGACCCGAGGGCATCGACCGGCGCACGAAGGCGGGCAAGGAGGAGTTCGCGAAGTTTGAGGCCGAGAACGCCGGCAAGGTCGTGATCGACTCGGACGAGTTGGGTGACGTGCGCGAGATGGCCGCAGCGGTGAGCAATCATCCGCTTGCGTCGGAATTGCTCGATTGCGGAACATCCGAACTGAGTTGGCGCATATCTCCAGAAAACGGAATCCCGCTGCAATGCCGAACCGATTGGTATAACTCAGCTGGATGTTCGCTTAGCGGCGAGAGGCCCTACGTCGCGGACTTGAAGACAGTCGAGAGCCTCGACTCCGACGCGTTCCGCAACTTCGAGCGCGCTTGCTTCTCCTTTGGCTATCACCGGCAAGCAGGCTTCTACCTGCCGCTCATCACGGAGATTCTCGGCTGGCCGGTGTTCGACTTCTTCTTCATTGCCGTGGAAAAGGTCGAGCCGTTCGGCGTTGCGGTCTATCGCCTAAGCGACGCGGCAATCTCCCGCGGGCAAGACGAGACGATCAGCGATTTGATTCGCCTGAAATCGTGCCTAGACAGCCAGAAATGGCCCAACCTGGAGCCGACGCTTCGCGAGATTGGGCTGCCGAAATGGTATGGAGGGCAAACCGAATGAGAACGGTCCTCGGCATCCTGCTTTTCGCGCTGTTCACGGCGCTGCTCGTGCTGACCTACCCGCTCGTTTTCAACCGCGACACAAACGACCTCGACGATGACGACCTCTGACGCACTCAACGCGCTTGCAATCTTCGTGCTCGTGCTCGGCTCCTTCGCACTCGGCTACATCTCTGCCTCAACTCGCGCGTATAAGCGCGGGCGCGACGAGCAATGGACCGAGAACTTTCTTGCGAACGAAAAGCGTGAGAAGAGCCGGCGGGAACCAAACGGCAGATTCAAATCAAAAACCAAATGAACCGAACCAAAATCAACGAAGCGAAACGGAATCACTGCGACTCGATGCTGATGCAATTTATGCCCGTGAAGCAAATTGCGTCGGCGCTCAAGATGGGGCGCGGCACGATCTCCGAACGAGCGAAACGCGCGGGCATGAGCCGGCACTACATCACCAACAGCGAGGTCCTGCTGCTGCTCAAGCGGCGGATTGGGGGCGGCTCCAAATGAGCACCCTCACATTCCAAGTCGCCGGCGAGCCGAAAGGCCAGCCGCGTCCGCGAGCCTTTGCGCGGAAAATGGGCAACGTGCACGTCGCGCGGTTTTATGATTCGGACGTGGCCGACACATGGAAATGGCTGGTCAAGGTCGCAATCATCGAGGCCGCGATCCGGCAGAAGTGGGCGTTTACAGAGGCGCCGGTCGCGGTCGAGCTTCGGTTCGCGATGCCTCGGCCGAAGTCGCACTTCGGAGCCAAGGGGCTCAAGCCGAGCGCGCCGCAGTTTCACGCGGGGAAGCCCGACGTGGATAATCTTGCTAAACTCCCGCTCGACCAAATCACGAAAAGCGGCCGCGTCTGGCGTGACGACTCGCAAGTCGTTTCGCTGCGGTGCGACAAGTTCTGGGCGGTCGGGAACGAGCAAGGGTGCTCGGTTTCGATCTCGACGCTGGAGATTTGAGTTTACATCGCGGGCGAAATCTGAAAGAAAACAGACGAGGCTGTGAAAGGCCGAATCAGACATGAGTGTTCAACCATCAATTTCCCGGCCAGTTTTCGCGAGGCGTCTCATGCGCCAACTTTCACCGCGGAAGCTGGTCGGGCTTTCTTTTTTATGAGCAAGCGATTCACGGAAACGCGCAAATGGCAAGACACCTGGTTCATGGATTTGCCGATCAAATACAAGCTCGCATGGTTTTGGGTTCTCGACAACTGCGACCACGCCGGACTGATTGACGCTAACCCGCGGCTCATGTCGTTCATGGTCGGCGAGCCAATCGACGGAGAAGAGTTTCTGCGGATCATGGCCGACCGAGTCACGAAACCAAAGCCGGGGAAGTGGTTCATCTCGTCCTTCATCCATTTTCAATATGGCGATGAGTTGAGCGCGCGTAACTCTGCCCATCGCGGGGTATTGCGCATCCTCAAGGACCAAGACATTGACTGCCCGGTTTCCGTTTTAGACCAAAAAGAAGAAGGCCCTACGAAGGACCTAGCCAGCCCCTCCGCAGGGGCTAAGGATAAGGATAAGGATAAGGATAAGGATAAGGATCAAGCTAAGGATAAGTTTAAGGCCGAAGACGCCGAGAGGCCGTTGGCGCTGAGTTCTCCCGAATTTCGCGCAGCATGGGCCGACTGGTGCGCCTACCGCCGCGAGCGGGGGCAGACGCTGAAGCCACGCACGGCAAAGGCGCAGTTGGCAGAGATGGCTGACTGGGGCCAGGCCGACGCAATCGCCGCAATCCGCAAGAGCATCATGCAGGGCTGGCAAGGCGTGTTTAAGCCCGACGCGAATCAACGCAAGCCAGCTCAGGAGTCCGAATTCGCAAACGCATTTTGAGCCAGCAACGACAACCCAACAACGACACAGCAATGCAATACTCGGACTTCATAACCCGAAAGCGGCACAGCATCGGAGACAGCGGCATAGAAGCCTGCTGGATTCCGCCGTCCGCCTTCGACTTTCAAGCGCACATCATTCGTCGCGCTTTGCAAAAGGGACGCATCGGCGTGTTCCTCGATACCGGACTCGGCAAGACCATGATCCAGCTAGCGGTCGCCGAGAACATCATTCGGCAAACCAACGGACGCGTGCTGATCCTGACGCCGCTTGCCGTTGCGTTTCAGTTCCTTCTCGAAGCCGAGCGCATCGGCGTCTCGGACATTGAGCACACGAAGGACGGGAAGCACTCGAAGAAAATTGTGCTCTGCAATTACGAGCGGCTTCATCTGCTCTCAGCCGACGACTTCGTTTGCGTGATGCTCGACGAGTCTTCGATTCTCAAGAACTTCAACGGAGCAACGCGCGACCTCATCGTCGCGTTTATGAAGAAGACGCGCTTCCGGTTCTTGGCGACGGCAACTCCATCGCCCAACGATTTCATCGAGCTAGGCAACAGCTCGGAGGCGCTCGGCTACATGGGCTACATGGATATGCTCACGAAGTTCTTCAAGAACAACCAGGGGAGCGCGGACTCGAACGACCGCAACATAGGCGAGAAGTTCTACCTGAAGCCGCACGCCGAGAAGGACTTTTTCTCGTGGGTTAATCAATGGTCCGTCATGGTCAAGAAGCCATCGGATCTCGGATTCAGCGACGAGCGGTATTCCCTGCCGGCGCTCAAGGTTGAAAAGCACATCGTGAAGAACGAGAACCAGTGGAGCGTAGAGGGCCAAGGTCAGCTCTTCGTCGTTCCGGCGAAGCGATTGACCGAGGTTCGCGAGGAGCAGAAGCTCACGGTGCAGAGCCGATGCGAGATCGCCGTGGAGCTAGCGCGAAAGAAGACCTCGGTTTATTGGTGCAACCTTAATGACGAGAGCGACCTATTGGCTGAGATGGACGAGGACGCGGTGGAGATTCACGGCGGGATGAGCTTGGAGGCCAAGGAAGAGGCGCTCGTGTCTTTCGCTCGCGGGGAAATCAATCGCTTGATCACGAAGGCGAAGATGACCTCGATGGGTCTCAATTGGCAGCATTGCAGTCACACGGTATTTTTCCCGACATACAGCTACGAGCAGTATTACCAAGCCATCCGCCGGTTCTGGCGTTTCGGGCAGAAAAAAGACGTGACCTGCGAGATGGTAATCTCGGAAGGGCAAGAGCGCGTCATGCAAGCTCTCGAAGAGAAAACAGCCAAGGCAATCGAGCTTTACTCGAACCTTGTTTCATCGGTGAACAATTTCAGGGAAGTGAAGAAAGAGTTTAATCAGACAGCCCAAAAACCAGCGTTTCTATGAACAACACAAAAGATCAGATCCACACAACGAACTATTCGCTCTACAACTCGGACTGCATGGAAGTGCTGCCGACCATTCCCGACGCGTCGATTGACTTGTCGGTTTACTCGCCGCCGTTCGCGGGGCTTTACAACTACTCCAGCTCGGAGCGCGACTTTTCCAACTGCGAAAACAAAGAGCAATTCCTGGAGCAATATGACTACCTGATTGCCGAGATGGGCCGCGTGATGAAGCCAGGGCGCATCACGGCTGTTCACTGCACCGATGTTTTCGACAACTCCTGCCGACTCTGGGACTTCCCGCACGAAGTCATCCGACTGCACGAGAAGCACGGCTTTCAGTATCGAAACCGCATCACTATCTGGAAGGAGCCTTTGAAGGTTCGGATGCGCACGATGGTCAAGAGCCTGATGCACAAACTCATTGTCGAGGACTCGACGCAGTGCTTCACGGCCATGCCGGACTACGTTCTGATATTCACGAAGAAGGGCGACAACGCCGTTCCGGTCACGCATCCCGAGGGGCTGAAGGAGTATTTCGGCGACACGCCAATCCTGCCGAATATCTTGCAAGCGTTCAATAACGCGAACGAGTCGAACTTCACCGAGGCCGAGCTGTGGGCGTATCTCAAGAACACCTACGCCGACCACAAAGACCCGAAATCCAACAAGCTGTCGCACTACATTTGGCAGCGTTACGCGTCGAGCGTCTGGGATGACATCCGAATTGATAACGTGCTCCCATTTCGTGACAGCAAAGAGGAGGACGACGAAAAGCACGTCCACCCGCTACAACTCGACGTGATCGACCGAATCATTGAGCTTTACAGCAACAAGGGCGAAGTGGTGCTAACGCCGTTTATGGGCGTTGGCTCCGAGACCTACAGCCCGGTCTCAATGGGGCGCAAGGCAATCGGAATCGAGCTGAAGGACTCGTATTTCAAGCAAGCCAAAATCAACATGATGCACGCCGAAAAGCGATTTGCCGCAGCGAAGGAAAAGCAAGACAGCCTCTTTGGAGCATAAAAACCAACAACCCAACAACATGAAACCCGAAGAAACAAACACAGCTGCAATCACCCCGACCGAGGCCCACCGGAGCCTTGTCGCCGACAGCGTAAACTACGACCACGAAGCCGGGGCGCGGGCGTGCGCCGAAATTCGCGACGACTTTGCGAAGCTCGCCATAACGTCGGCCCAATTAGCCGACAGCAACGTGAGTTTACGGCAAGAGCGCGACCAACTCCGCGCCGCACTCGAATGTATGACACCGCGCTACATCGAACTTTTCGAGCACGCGGGACTTGGACCAGCCGAGGACTCTATCGCTGTCGAGATGGCACGCGAAGCCCTTGGCTTGCCGAACATCGGCGATCAGTCACGCGCCGAGGTGGAGCGGTTGACCAACTTAGGAATCGCCGCAGCTAAGGACGGAATTGCTCACGCCAGACACGCCGAACGCGCCGAGACCGAACTCTCCACCGAGCGCGAGAAGGTGCGCGCTCTACGCGACGCACTTACCGAAATCATGGAAAACTCATCGGGCTGGGCAGAAAGCACCGCGCGCGAGGCGCTCGAATCCGCGGAGAATGTCGCATGAACAAAGACCGAACCGCCTACTGGCGCGAATACGCCCGCAAGAACGCCGCGAAGCGCAAGGCGACCAAGGCCGCGTATCGCGCGCGCAACAAGGCCGAGATCGCGGCTTATGCGCGCGCCTATCGCATCGAGAAGCACGAACAAATCAAAGCGAAGCGCGCGGGGGTAAGTCGCGCCAAGAAGCAGATTATCGCCGAGAAGCCGGTCGAGAAGTCGGCGCGGATGCAAGCGATTCGGGACCGGTTCGCAGCGTTTCGAGCGCGCAAGCAGGAGGGGGACGAATGAGCACGCAGCCTATCCACGACTTAGTCGCCGGCATCGTTCCCGACGGATTCCAGCCGGTCGCCGTCGATCTTGAGGCCGCGAGCCTCGCCTACGTTGCCGAAGCCCGCAAACGCGACGCAATCGCGCGTTACGAGGCCGCGGTGCCGATGGTGATGCGGCTTTCCGACTGGTCACACCCGTCGATGATCGCAAACGCCGAGCAGATTCGGCGCGTGCTCGATCATCAGGTGACGCACCGCGGACTGTTGCTCACCGGACGCACGGGCCGCGGGAAGACGCGCTCGATGTGGGGGCTGATGCGCAGACTCTCTCACGAGGACGGGAGGGAGATCCGCTACTATCACGCGCAAGACTGGTTTGCGACCTTGCAGAGCTGCCTCAACTTCGGCCGCGACGATGCGCGAGGCTGGGTGGATGCCGTCGCGCGGCGCCCGATCGTGTTTATCGACGACCTCGGGCAGGAGGCGATTCAGACCGCGCGCAGCGAGTGGGCGCTTTCGTGGTTCATGCGGTTCTTGGACATCCGGGTCAGCGAGCGACTTCCGCTCTACGTCACGACGAATCTTGATGCGCAGGGGATTGCCGAGCGCGGGGCATCGAGCGTCCGGGGCGACCCGATGGTCCGAAGGCTGATCGAGATTTGCGAGCCGATCAAGTTCGTGTGACGCCGACTTGCGCGCGCGTCGAACTCCAGACTTGACACGTGGCGCAGATGGAGCGAAACCGCTCGCGTGCGCGACTTAGCTAACAAACCCAAATTAATCAGCGGACACGCGTGGGCAAAGCACCAACGACTGAACGCACAGCTCGGCAAACGCAGCGTCCGACGGAGGAAACAGACGTGGAACATGAACCAATCAACGACACAAACGAGCGGCGCGAATTAGAGGCGCTCCGCCTCGCGAATCGAGCCGCGCGGTCGATCAATCAGCTGGAGGTGCATCGCAAGAGCATCGTCCGCGAATACGCGGAGAGAGTTAAGCGACTGCGCAAGGTCATCCAAGCGATTCAGCAGCGCGAGCAAATGGGACTACTCCCGATGGAGGGGCTCGACCACGTCTCGATTGGGGACGAAGATTTGGGACTGGTGCACGATCCACTGCGCGGACTCTGAGCTGTGATAACCTACACGCTCAACCAGGTCCCGGTATCGCCGAGCACGCGATTCGACGGGGCAAGCGACGCGGCGCGAATTATGGCCGAGGTGTTTGAGCGATTGGTCGAGCTGGATGAGCAGAAGCGCGACAGCGCGGCCTGCATGGTCCGCAGGCTGGCAACGCTCGCCGACCTATCGCCGGATGCGTTTCGCACGGTGATTCGCTTCGGTTCGGGTGATATGACCGCGGTCTTGCTTTCCTACGCCGACCAGACCAAAGCCGGCGGCGTTACTCGGCAGGCTTGGCATTACCGCTGGCAAGAGGAGTGTCGCGCGGTGCGGTTCGTGTTCCCAGAGATTGCCCGGCTGATGCAGGAGGCGAGGGAGTCGATCAGTCACAAGGAGGGAGCGATGAGTAGCGCGGACGCGTTAAGGAACTCAATGGGGGAGGGAGCGTGAGGGCTAACGAATCGAAAACGGCAAAAGCCGCACTCCTGACCCGTTTTGTCCGGCAAAGGGCGCCAAATCGCAGGGAATGGGCGTTTCCCGAGGGCAGGCGGCTAGGGGTAGGGGTGGGGGCAAGAAGACTTCTAGGGGCGGGAGAGGGGCGCGGGTTACTCGACC